GTATTGGATATCATTATGTTATTAGACGCGACGGATCAATGCAACGGGGTCGTCCGGTGAATCTTGAGGGAGAACACGCAGACGTTAACGGACACAACTCGCGGTCGATTGGTGTTGTCTTTGTTGGTGGCATCAATGTCCCGTCTGGTACACCAAACATTCAGGACTTTGTTTCGGTTCAGAGTCTCACTCGAAGTCAATTAAATACTTTCGATCACTTCTGTCGTTCTTTCTATACCGTATTTCCTGGCGGTCAAGGATTGGGTCACAACGATTTGGATCACGATCAGTTCGATCCTGGCTTCTCTGTGCGAGACTATGTTCGCACTAACTTTGACAAGGACTCTTTGTTCCTTACTCCTAATGAAACAGGGCCATTTACCGTGGATGAAATTACGAAAGGTGAAAAGAAATGACCAACGAAAGAGACGGTTTTGAAAATCGGAAAGTCAAACTGGGTGAAGCTCAGGAAGAGACTGTCGGAGTACCTCTCGATGGATTTGCTGATGCGAACGGAGAATATCCGGATCGTGAATACTTCTATGGAACCTCAATCAATAAAGCTGCAAAGGGTGAAGAAGTCAACAACCTTGACATCGGCGGTGGTGAGGTCGATGTTGATCTAAACATTGAAGACCAGAAACCATCAATTTTCCCTTTTAATCAGGTACAACAAACCCCATCCGGGCATTCATTCGAAATCGATGATACGCCAGGCGGAGAGAGAATTTTATTAAAACATCGAACAGGTGCGGGTATTGAACTTCGTGCGGACGGTTCGGTTCTTATATCATCTCGAAAGCAAAAAGTCGAGGTGGTCACGGGTAATGCAACAACCATCGTAGAGGGAGAAGGGGATCTTGTTTACAAAGGTAATGTTAATTTACGTGTCGACGGTGATTTCAATGTGGATGTTGGCGGTAATTACAACCTCAATGTTGCGGGTGATAAAATCGAAGAAATCAAGGGACGACACACCAAAACAGTAAGTCGTGATCAGAACTATACTATTCGAGGTGCACGAGGCGAACAGGTGGTGGGTATGTCTACTTCGACTGTGTTGGGCGATCAGTACCTCATTACTGCCGGAAATCTAAATCAATTTACTCAGGGTAACACAGAAATTCTTTCCGGTGCCAATCTAGTTACCACTGCTGCAAACGAATGGGTAGCTACTTCATCTACTGCAAACGTTTCTGCTCGAACGATTTCGATGATGGGACATAAAGGGACAATTGGTGGGCCGTTGGTAGATTACTACGGTAAAACGTACGGTGGTTTTCCTGCTGGTGTCACGAACTTTTCGTGTTTTTATGGTACACTTGTGGGGAGAGCGTTAGAAGCGACAACTGCAAATGTGGCTTGTTATGCTGGTAATGCCGGTATGTCAGTTGCGGCTGGTGCGGCATTAACAGCGGTGACTGCTGGATCTTTAGGTGCAGGGCCACCTCCACCAACGATAACCCCGATTCCGCCTGGTATTATGCCTTATACGGTGGTTGTTGCGTCTGCTCCAGTACCTAATCCTATGATTGTGGAAACGCACCTCGCATCGAGTAATTATGGCATACGTAATGTGTCAGTTGATCCAAAGTTAAAAAGTAAAATCAACAAGGATGATGAGTATGGAGATCTATTCAATCATGATCCGACTATACATGAGATCCGATCTAAGTTACGTGATACTGCAAATTTAAACAATGGTACGTTTACTGGTTATCTGGTAAGTCAGGGTAAGTTGAACAAAGATTTTAAGAAGAGTATCCCTACCAATATTGGACGTTCAGCTAGTAAGAAAGGAACTGTTCGATTCGGTATTGACCTCATTGGTAACAACCCAGCTGACAACCGTAGTAAACGATTTCAAGTGAACAAGAAAGGAGGATCTAATTGAAAATTTTAGTTGATCCAAAATACAACCCCGACCTACAGGGGTCAATTACGTCTTCGACCGCATTGGGCCCAGGCATCACATGTGCAAAGTTTTTGGGAACGGTGGGTTCTCGTACACAGTGGGAAAAACTTTATGACGACACTTATAAAAAACCGGTCGACCGAAAACAGGTCGCACGTAATCTAGTGCCTCATGCACACGCTATCATGTCCGTCCTAGCAAATTCAGAATTTGGTCAGCATCGATTGTCGGTCACAGAGGGAATATACGAACCTTATTCTAGGTACGAGACTGCTGAACAAAACGTAGGAAGCGAATTACAAGCAAGATCCATCGCGGCATCATTTTCTGGCGCAACATGGGGAAAAGGAAAGGATGGATATGTGGTTCGAATTACGAACTATGCGGGCGAGATAGCGGGTGGTATTAATCAATTAAGAAGATCTGGTCGAGCTGTAGTATACCAACTTATTGACAAGAATGGCAAGTCTGATCCTAGAAAATCTTTTGACCTTGCGGTGTTTTGGAAAGATTATTTGGACTACGACAAATTGACCCTTGATTACGATACATACGATCCGAATGGCGACTTAACATGTTCTCTCATACTTGAAATGCCCGAAGTACCGGAGAGTTATGATGTTTCGTATTCCTATGATTTAGAAACAACGTTCAATGGCGAATTACAAGCTAAGAATGAATTACTGGAAATCCTACCCGAATAGGTATAAATAAACAGAAAAGGTTTTCGAATGGCAAAGGTTTTCTCACCAGAAGATGCTGATCTCGCAACGAGTATTCGTGTTGTAAAAGAGCGCGAATACTCTGACCTTGATCTGACATTGTTCGCAAAGACTCCAGCGTATGGATACGACTCTGGGGATACTGGTGATGTCCTAAGAAAAACAGATTTGGAAGCTGTCAGACAGTCGATCAAAAACCTATTGTTGACTAATCGATACGAAAAACCTTATCGACCCAACTATGGTGGTGATCTGAGTGATCTATTGTTCGAACTCGCGAATGAAAATACCGGCAGTCAGATCATCCAGAAAGTAAAATCTGCGATTCAACGATACGAACCTCGTGCAAGAATACTGAGTGTAAAGGTTACATCATCACCCGATCTGAATCAGGTTTCAGTCATTGTAGAATTTAGAGTCGTACAAACAGGTGAGATTGATCTACTAAGAGTTCGAGTCAACGAACCACAACAGGAAATTGCATTTGTACCACCGATCACACAACCGATCGATCTGGATACATTGACACTTCTGAACACCGAAACATTAGACCGAATTCTGTCTCAACAAGGTTTGTATCTGTCACCAGATTTAGAAGTTGCTGGTCTATTGACACAGGCGAACGAACAGATACTCACAGAAAACGGATTCTTTTTTGAATTAACGTAACAAGTCGGAGATAAAATGGCTACCACTATAAAATCGACGCAGTTAGATTTTGAACAAATCAAGAATAGTCTCAAACTCTACCTCGCTCAACAACCTGAGTTTGCGGACTATCGTTTCGAAGCTTCGGGTCTTTCGAATCTTTTAGACGTTCTTGCATACAACACTCACTATAACGGATTGTTGGCAAACTTTGCGTTGAACGAGTCTTTTTTGTCTACCGCGCAATTACGTAGTTCATTGGTCTCACTTGCATCTAACCTTGGTTACACTGTGGGATCTAAGATCTCATCATTCGCAATCGTAAACCTGTCTGTCGAGAATCCAAACAATCCATCACGTATGGTCATGCCAGCTGGTTTCTCTTTTTCAACGACGATCAACAATAAAGAGTATACGTTTAAGACACGAGAGACAATGACCGCCACAAACGATGGGTCAAACAACTATGCGTTTACGCTTAACGGTAACACCAATGTCCCTATCTACGAAGGTATTTCGAAAACAAAAACGTTTATCGCAGGGCCGGTCGCAGAAAACGAAACTTACGTGTTACCAGTAAACAACCTTGATTTGAAGACAGTGACAGTAAAGGTATTCGACACGGTCAGTTCAAACAACTTTGACATCTATACCAACATCAACGATGCGACTTCTATATCGTCTTCTTCTCGAATCTATGCAATCAAGGAGACGCCCAACGGATTCTATGAACTCACGTTCGCAAATGGTGTCGCAACCGAAGAAACAAACCGTTATGGTTCAACTCCCGTTGCAGGAAACAAGATCGAAGTAAGTTATGATGTAGTAGCTGGCCCCGATGCAAACGGTGCAAGAGTGTTTGAACCAACGGCGCAACTTGACGGATTTGTTGTCACCACAACAGCTGTGTCTGCTTCGACTTCGGGCGCAAACAAAGAGAACTTAGAATCGATTCGAAAGAACGCACCTTATTTGTATGCAACACAGAATCGTATGGTCACTGCCGAAGATTATTCTGCGTTGGTTCTTCGAAACTATAGTAATGTCATTAATGACATCAAGTCTTGGGGCGGTGAGGATAACATCCCAGCACAATACGGATCAGTCTTCATCTCTATTGATTTTAGTACAGACGATGAGACTGTACAGAATGATACCAAATCTGGTATTGTTTCACTCGCGAAGGATCTGTCTGTAGCTTCGTTTGATGTTGAGTTCGTTGATCCATTGAATACATTCCTAGAATTGAACGTATCTTTCCAGTGGAATCCAAACCTAACAAACATATCTAAGACGGCGATCGAAAGTAAAGTCAAGTCAACAATGCAGACATTCTTTGATGACAATCTTGGTGAATTCGATAAGGTGTTCCGAAGGTCTAATCTATTAACTGTAATCGATGAAAGTGATCCTTCGATTTTGTCATCGAAGGCAACGATCAAGATGCAGAATCGTTTGGAACCCGTTGCACTACAAACCAGTTATACTCTGTTCTTCCCCTCTTCTATTTCAGAACCGGACGAATCGACATACACAATTACGAGTGATCCATTCTTCTTCAATGGGTCAATATGCACACTACGTAATGTTTTGAATTCGAATACCATGGAAGTGTTGAACAGTAGTACAGGACAAGCTGAGGTCGATAACGTAGGTAGTTATAATGCAAGTGCGGGAACCATCACATTGGCAGGTTTCGAACCAACGTTGATCTCCGGAGATTACATTAAAGTTTTGGCTACTCCTGCTAACCAAGCAACAATTGCACCTCAAAGAAATAATATTCTAAATTACGATCCAACAGCTTCGATAACAAATGCTGTCGTCACAGATACACTATAAATAAGGCAAAAGTAAACGAGATAAAATATGGCAACCGCTGGAATTACAACGAGTCTGAAAAAACTATTACTAAATCAGTTGGAATATGGTATTGATTCTGACCGATATTATGTGGCTCTGGCTAGGTCAAATGACCTTGATGACTTGGTGAGTGTTAAAAATGAAACGTTAGCTGATGAAAGAACAATACGTAATCAATTACACTCACTCAAGATTTTATCCAAGACGAGCATGGTTGTTCCTACTGTGGAATGGCAATCCAACGAAACGTACGTTGCTTTCGATGACAAGAATAACGATCTTGCTAACTTCTATGTTGTCAATTCTGAACGTGATGTATTTGTTGTTGTTCAGGTTTCCAAAAACACTGACGGGACATCTAATCCATCCACGGTTGAACCTACTCGAGCTCTCGCAAATAATTCGGCGCAGACTTTTAAGACGACCGACGGTTACCATTGGAAACATGTACACTCGATCAACACTGGTGTCTATGGGGACTTTAAAAACCTAACACACCTACCAATCAACAAATTAGAACTGACCAACCCCACATTACCTGAAGATATTATTAGTACAAATCTACAGGACTCAGCAATTGCAGGACAGATAATTGGGATTGCAATTGACTCCGGAGGCACAGGTTATTCAACTGTACCAAGTATTACAATAGATGGCAATGGTAATGGATTAGCTTCATTTTCTGCAACTATTAACAATGGGTCGATCACTAAAGTCGAGATTGACTCAGATGATGCAGGAAATCTTTTACACGGTGCTGGTTATGACTATGCAAGAGTAACAGTGGATGCCGGAGACGCAGTGTTGCGTCCCATCATAGGGCCTAAGAATGGAATGACAGCTGATCCACGTGACACACTCTTTGCAAAATCAGTATCAATGAAAGTAGATTTTGACAACAATGAACTGACAACCATTCTTGCAGAGAATGACTTCCGTACGGTTGTCATCATGAAAAATGTAAAGAAATACAATAGTGATTCTGACTTTGCTGGCAACACAGGTAATGCACTAAACTCCTTTACGCTTGGTTCTATTCTGTCCGGTTCAACCTTTGTTGAAGACGAAATTTTGACTGTGCCTAGCACTGGACAGTCCGCAAAGGTGTTTCATTGGGATGGTGCAAACACTTTGTATTATTATCAAAACGATTCTACAGGATATGGAGACTTCACAAACGGTCTCAGTTTCACTGTAGCTTCAGGTGGTGCCACAATTACCGCAATGAATGACCCCGATATCAACCGATATTCGGGTGAAATTTTATACATAAATAACTTTGCAGAGGTCGCACGAGATGCGAACCAAACCGAAGATATCCGATTAGTATTAGAACTGGACTAATAAAAAATGGCTGAGACTTTCACTAGCAGTACCCTTTCGACCACGTACAATGATGACTATGATGCTGATAAGCATTTTCATCAAATACTGTTTAACAACGGACGTGCACTTCAGGCAAGGGAACTAACACAACTCCAAACTTTAATTTACACAGAACTCTCTCGTTTGGGAAGCAACATCTTTAGAGATGGTGTCTCCGTTGCTCGAGGTGGTTTTACTTGTAATAACGAATACGAGTATGTGAAGATTGCTTCCACTAATGCAGGAGGTGATTTCTCCGACATTCCAGTGGGCACAATTTTCCGTAACTCAATCACGGGTATCGAAGCCGAGGTATTGGAGGTCAAGCCATTATCTCCTACAACCGGTTTTACTCTCGACACTCTCTATGTCAAGTATATCAGTTCTAACAATGCTGCAGTCACGTCTGAACGTGCAACGTTCGGTGACAACGAGACACTAGACGATCAGTCAGGCACCGGATATCAATTGGTAACACATAATCCAGATGCAACGGGTCGAGGTGTTTCTTTCCAAGCTGATGCGGGTGATTTCTTTGTCTTGGGTAGGTTTGTAAGTGCATCATCACAATCTATCGTATTGAATCCATACGGTAGAACTTTTGATGGTGATGTGGGTTACAAGATCACACAGGATATTATCACAGTAAACGATGATGAGAGTTTGTATGATAATTCAGGCCCCACACCAAACCGTGCAGCGCCTGGAGCAGATCGATATCGCATTTCTCTGACTTTGGTTAAAGAGGAAGATATTACAGATCAAGACACCTTCGTCTCGATCGCGACTGTCGAGAACGGCGTCATCACTCGAAAGATCAATGATGATGAAGGTTTCAACGAGATCGAAAATCGTTTAGCTGAAAGAACCTTCGAAGAGTCTGGTAATTATATCTCAACTCCTTTCGTAGCAACCTACGATGAGATTGATGGAAACGATTCTAGTCTGTCGTTAACTATTTCTGCTGGTACCGCATACGTTGAAGGATATCGTGCAGTCAACACTGAAACCACATTGGTGGTTCCTACTCCACGCGAAACCGAACTTGTTCAGAATGACGTAGTTCCGATTTTGTATGGAAACTATTTCCTCATCGATGGCGCCGCAGGACTTCCAGATCTCACATTGAGTGAACTCAATTTAAGTAAGGACGCTGCAGATCCAACTCTTCAAACAATGGGTACATGTCGTGTTCGTGCGATCGAAAAGGATGGTGCGGACTATCGTGCGTACGTTTTTGACGTTGATATCACTTCTGACTCTGTTGCCGCGATTCAAACAATCGGTGATGCAAGTAGTCGACTCGATGTAAAGCAAGCTAATGTGCAACTCAATGATGTTGTAAACAATAATCTCTTCATGCCAACGTCACGTCCACGTTCTGAGTCGTTGACTGATATCACATTAAGTGTACAACGGTATGTCACCGACACTTCAAACGGTTCGGGTGAGATCACAATGCCTGCACTGTCAGCAGGAGAATCATTTGTCGATGCATCACTTTGGGTTGTCGCAGAAGATGGCGGTACCTTTGTAACAGGAACATCACTAAACGCCGGAGTTCTGAGTGGACTGACACCCAGCACTGCACACGATATTTACTACTACGTCCAGAAACAAGGTACAGTCAAATCTAAGACCGCAACAACGTCTACTGCGACTGTAGCTCTGACAACTGAAACCACGCCAGGTGGTGACATCTATTACTACGATTTGGGTGTACCCGATGTCTATGAATTGGATTCGGTACGTGCAACAAACAGCGCGGGTATCGACATGTTGACTCGTATTACCTTGGACGACGGACAACGTGATAACTTCTATGCAGACGCACGTATTATATTACCATCTGGTGACGATGCACCCGCAAACATCTATGTAAAGTATAAGCACTTTACACGGGGTGTGAGTGGTGATTTCTATGCACCTTCATCTTATACCAACTCGATTGATTTCAAAGACATTCCGTCTCACACTCTTTCGAACGGTACAGAAATTGAACTGATCAATTACGTTGATTTCCGGCCAGACAAGAATAACGGAACATTTAGTACGCTTCCTTTACCACGTCAGGGAACTAACATCACCTCAGATGTAAACTATTATCTTCCCCGTGCAGATAAAATTCTGATCACAAAGGATGGTACTGTTCAAGTCTTGATGGGAAGTCAGGCAGGAGAACCACAGTTCAAGCCAACTCCCGAAGGCACTTTGGATTTATTCAAAGTAACAATGAATGCGAATACACGAAACGCCGAAGATCTCAAGGTAGAACCCATGAAGTACAAGGGTTACACCATGAAAGACATCGCGGGCCTTGACGCAAAGCTTGATCAATTAGAAGATTACACAAGGCGTCGTTTTGATGAACTGGATAACTTACTTGATCCACTATTTGACTCAGAAGGTAATCTGCGTATCTCATGTGGTGCACAGATTGATAACTGTACCGATCACAGTCAGACAGACACAAACAATCCAGACCACCGTGCGTCGTTAGATCCAGAATCTAATCTGATTCGTCCGATGGTCGACGAAAACAATATTCGTTTGATTGTTGATAATACTTTGTCTACCAATGTCACTAAGACCGGAGACGTGGTATCACTCTCATACACAAACGAACAGTGGAAACAACAACAAACTGCATCTACTGCAATCAACATCAATCCATTTGGTGCGGTTGACAACGTAGGTACTCTTAAACTTTCTCCGTCTTCTGATGAATTCAGAGACGCAGTAGAAGAAGCAACTCGTTCGGTACAGGGTGAGTATCGCCTTGCAGCAAGACAAGCACTCTTGTGGAATAGTTGGGTGTGGAACTGGCAAGGTCGCGCAGCTGGAGATGTTGATCTGTGGAGATCGTCCACGAATCAACAATATCGACAAGAACTCAAAGAAAGAGAAAGATACTCATCTACGTCAAGTCGATATAGAAGAGAAACTTCAACCGGACAACACGTAGATCGTGTGGTTTCTTCATCTACAATTCGAAGCGTCATCAATGGTCGAGTCGTGGATCTTGCGTTTATTCCATGGATGAGATCAAGGAAGGTTTATTTCCACGCAAAGGGACTGAAACCAAATACCAAGTTCACTCCGTTCTTTGATGGTGTAAATGTATCTTCGTGGTGTCGCGAAGAAGCTTCATTTGTTCAGTGGTCAGATCGTACAGATGATATCGGAGACCAATTCCGTTCTTCAAACATTGTTCAACACCCGTCTGGTGCAGGTGATTTGATTTCGAACGCTGATGGTGAGATTATCGGTTCGTTCTTTATTCCAAACATACGACCACTCTATTACACCACTACTACCGGACGACGAATAATCAATCGTTACATTCGTTTCCGTGCAGGTATACGAGAATTCAAACTCCTTGATATCGACCGAAACGATTGGAGTGATGCAGGTTCCAAGTGTTTTGCATATTATTCTGCGATCGGTCAAGTTGACAAGGGATGGGCAGGATATTGGAACCTTCGTGGATGGAGATGGGTTGTACCATGGAGTGCAATTTGGAGATACGCCGCGTTTAACCCGAATCAGCTCCGTAATGTTTTGAATCAGGTTTCTGCGGATGATATCAATCTCTTAGAACCACAGTTAGCTGGTCAATATGGCCCGAACACATCGTTCTTGTCTACTGCAGCACTGCAAGGATTAGATCAAACGGGACAGATGAGTCAGGTTCTTTCTGATTATGTTGACGTAAACACCAATGTCTTTGGTGGAACAAATGTCAACCCATTGTCACTACCACAGAACCCACTCGCACAGACGTTCACGGTTGACAATCAATTCGGTGTGACTCTTACAAAGATCGATCTATACTTCAGTAAGAAAGATCAAGGAAACACTCCCGTACAGATACATCTTCGACCAGTGGTTGGTGGCGTACCTTCGCACACAACCATTGTTCCGGATTCTCATGTGTACCTGAAACCATCACAAGTTGATGCGATTGGTGATCTACCAACTCTGTCCACGATTCAGAGTAGACCAACAACGTTCACCTTCGAAGAACCAGTGCAATTACAACCCAACATGACTTACGCAATCATCGTATCTTCTCAAAGTAAAAACTATGAGTTGTTCGCTGCGAAAGCTGGTGACACTGTATACGGTTCTACCAGTAAGAGAGTCACATCGTTGGGTATTCCAGGCTCGCTGTACCTACCACAGAATGGTTTCACATGGGTAGAAACAAAGAACCAAGACCTTATGTTTAAACTCACTCGTGCGAAGTTTGACTTAGGTGGTGGATCTTTGGTTCTCAAGAACGCTGATCTTTCAGCTAAGTTGTTGAACGTGAACCCACTTCGCACATACAACGGAACAGGTAAGATCTATGTTTCTCATATGTGTCACGGACTCAAGCCCGGTGATGGTGTGCAACTCGATTCATGTGAAGCAATCAACGGTATCACTGCGAACCAGTTGAATCTCGACACATTCACAGTAGATAGCGCAGACCTAAACGGTTATACTATCACGACTGCGGGTACTGCAACCGGAGACGGTTATGGTGGCGGAGACAAGTGTTTGAGTCGACGTAATGCAAACTTCTCGACTGTGAACCCACAAATTGAAGTGGCAATTCCTCAATACACATCTGTCGATGCTTCAGCAAAACTGCACTCCGGTAGATACATTTCTGGTACTGCAACACGATTTGTTCAGGATGATCAGTTCAAGAGAATCTCACTCAATCAGAACGTAGATTATGCGGAACCACGTACGATTTACAATAAGGCAGCTGAAGACAGTGAGATGGGTGGTGTTTCATCTGCTCTCATCAAACTGGACATGAAGACTTCTAATGACTTCGTGTCACCCTTGGTTGATATGCAACGAGCTTCATTGTTGCTTGCTGGTTTCTGTTTCGATGATCCAGAAGTCACACCTCACGTTAATCCCGTAGCTGATGAATCACCAGAAGGCGGTTCTACTGGATTCCAACATGTGACTCAACCTGTTCAATTAGAAACGACCGGTCATGGTATTGCTGTCACCTTTGATGGTACCATCCCACGTTCTGCTAACTGGAGAGTCTACGCTAGATATGCAGAGGGTTATGAGACATTGGCGAATGAATCATGGATAGAAATGGACGATGTCACACGAGGAGCGCAAAGCAACGGTATTGATTTCTTCAAGAACCAATTCTTGATTGGTGGTCAAAACGGTAGTCTTGCGGGATTCAACACTGCACAGATCAAGATTGTGGGAACCGGTCAAGACTTCTCACCCGTGTTGAACAAACTGCGTATTAACTACTTAGCCGTATAATTAAAGGATCTGTTCGTTATGGAATCGGGAGTATATTTAAATCCGAATGCAAAGCATATCGAACAGATCCGAGCTAAGAAACAAAAAAGACTCCAAGAGAAAAAAGAAAAAGAGGATCTCCTGAGACGGATCGAGAGCCTCGAACAAACTGTGTCTGAACTAAAGGAAATTCTCTCTTCAAAAAACCTATAAATAGAGGAAAGGTTTTTTAGAAGAGTATTGATGTCTTATCGTCCACTCAAAAGTATAGGTTCAGCTCTCAAAGAGTTAACGTTATCAGAAGAGGAATATCTCGCATATCGTGCGGGCAGACATCTCGCTGATATCACTACGTCTGATCCTTCTGCATTGACACTCTCTACGGGTGGGACTTTGATCGGTACCTACACCGATACCTTCTATAATCAGGGACTTGGGCCTACACCCGACGCATACGCAGAACCTACTGTTATCGAAAATGAAACCGACCTGTATCAAAATACTGGAACGGTTAGCAGACTACCAGACTACAAGAGTCCGATTTATTATCGAAAGAATACCGGTCTTGGTGATGATGGCATCAAGGAGATGTCTGACTCCGAACTTGATGTTTTAGTAGAACGACTCTTAAAAATTATTATGGATAATGAATTACCAGGCACCTTCCGTCTTGGTAGTTCAGCTCCTAGTCCAGATTATAAGGTATACATTCCCGATGTGTTCAGAGACACACGAGGCGATGGTACCGCAATCGTTTATAACATCTATGTTCGTGAGTTTGGTTCCGAACCCAGCAAAGTAAGTCCTGCTGCATTACTCAAGTATGGTGGTGGTTTCTATGGTCTGAAACCATTGAACGATACGGAGATGGAATCTACATTCGGTGAACGAGCGAAGCAAGTCGTAACTTCTTCGGGTATCGGCACCTATCAGTTAAGATCGTCTGCTGAGGGCGCTCCTACTGCGCCTGGCACGTGGGAAGCACGCGGAACAGCAACAGACACCCGACTTACGTTTTCTAATGCGCCCGGCTACGTAGGCGACACCGAATACGAATCTGAATACTCTGGTGCAACATTTGATGCACCTTATACAGCTGAGTATTCCGGAGATTATACATCAACCTATGAGGGAGACTTCACAGAAAATTACTCTCCCAACTATGTGAGTGAATACTCAAGCGAGTATACCGCGACATATATCGGTGCGTACATATCACAATATTCACAAAGTTATACCGGTAACTTTACCGATGATTACATCGGTGACTCGTTTACTGCACAATACCTTGGATCATACGAAGAACGTGACTATTCGGGCCCTAACATTCCGGAATCATATTCTGCGTTTTATACAGGACTTGCATACCTTGGAACGTTTACAGAACAGTTTGGGGGTGGTGTTTCCTATGAGTCTGAATACGTTGGTGACTTCACAGCATCATACGTAGCTGATTTCACAGATGCATATGACGGCACAGAATATACAGGCACATTCGAAACCACATACGAGGGACAGTTCAGTGAAGACTATGCAGCTGAGTTCTCCGAATCATATGGTGGTGATGAGTACATAGGTACATTCACCGAAACATATGAAGGTAATTACCAATCAAACTATGACGGTAACTTTACCGAAGATTACATCGAAGAAACATATTCCGGTGACTTCACGGTATCTTATCTGCGTGACATTTATTCCGGAAACTTCAGTCAGGACTATGTCGAAGAGGCTTACGGTGCAACGTTTACCAACTTGTATACCGGTGATTTTGAAGTACCTTATACAGGCAACTTCACCGAAACATACAACGAAGAGACATACGCTGGTAACTTCACTGAGGACTATGTCGAGGAAAATTATACCGGTAATTTTACT